AACTCACGCCCATCGATGATGAAGCGCGGCCACGTGTCCAGCTCACCGCCATGGTTGGACAGGACCAGGGAACCCACGCCGGCCGTGACCCGCCCGGAAAACCCGTCGCCGACCTGCCGGCGACCGCTCGGGATGCTCTTGATCACCGGCAGATAGCCCTCGAATTCCCTGTCCGACAACTTGATGTCGAAGGTCTGGCCGCCGTTTCCCACCACGTCCATGATGCGGACCAAGTGCATGCAGGGCGCCAGCGGATCGGCCAGCCAAGCCCGATAGGCCGCCTCCACCGACAGGCCGACGGGCCCGGCAATGGCACGGCCGGAAATGGTACGCAGCTCGCTCATGCCCGCGCCTCCAGCACCGCCGTGTTCGTGATCGCCCGCGTGGTGCGGTCACCACTCGTCGACACCGCCGCGACGATCTCGTTACGCGTGCGCACCTGCTCACCGGTAAGCCGCTCCAACAGCCGCCCCATGGTCTGCTCCAGGCTCGCCAGACGATTCGCCACCGTGGCGTTCAGCGTCGACACATCCGCGCTGCTGGCCGGTGCGACACCCGCCGGCCCGTTCGCCGTGCCGCCTCGGGCCAGATCCCTGATATCGGCGATGCCACCCGAATAGATCGCCGTGTAGTCGCCGGCATGTCCCATCACCGCCTCGGCGGCGCGCAGGTAGTCCTCGAAATAGCCGGTGATGTTGCCGCGCGCCTCCTGGTCGCCGCCGCGCGCCAGCGCCAACTGCGCCTCATAGTCGGCCCGGGCGGCATCGAGCTGGGCCTGGTCGGTCAGGGGCGACAAGTCGCCCTGGGTCAACCCGTGCAGCCAGTCATCGAGCTGGCCGCTCAGCTCGTCCAGGCCGGACTCGATGCCCTCGGCCAGGATCTCGTTGCGTCGCTGCTGGTAGGCCAGCTCCAGCAGGGCCTGGCCCTCCAGGTTGCCGGCCAGGGCCGCCTGCTGCTCCTCGTACCAGTTGGCCAGCTCGAGCAACTGGCTGCCAAATCCTGGGTGCGCCGCCTCCTCGGCCAGGTAGAGGTTGTACTGGCCGGTCAGCTCGGCCATCTGGGCCTGCATCCGCTGCAATGCCTGCTGATGTTGCAGGTAGGTCGATGTCACACCTCCGATCGGGTTGTAACGGGCGTTCTCCGCCAGCCACGCCTGCTCCGTCTCCATCTGCGACCGCACGAACTGCATCTCGGTCGCCAGCGTCTGCCCGAGGTCTCCCCCACCCAGGATGTCGGCGATGCCGCCGATGGTGTCGTAGGTGCTCTGGAAACGGTCGGCCATGGCGCCGATCTGGATGGTCAGTTCCTTGGTGGCCGCCGCCGCGTCCTCGGCCGCCCATACCTGCTGTTGCAGGGCGCGCAGCGACGGGTCCAGGGCGGCCAGCTCGCGCTCCCGCTCGGCAGCCAGGGCGCCGGCCTCGTCTCCGGTCGCACGCATCAGCGCGATCTCCATCTCGCGCCGGCTCGACTCCACGGCGGCGGCGTCCTGCGCCGCCCATACGCTCTGTTGCAGCCCGTCCAGGCTGTCATCCATGGCCGCCAGCTCCAGCTCACGCTGGGCCGCCAGGGCGCCGGCCATGTCGCCCTGAGCCTCCATCAGGTCGATCTCGAGTCCGCGCCGGGTGTTGGCCAGGTCGGTGGCCTTGGTCGCCGCCTCCAGCGCGTCCGAGTCGGCGGCGTCGATCACCTGGCCCAGGGCCGGGGCCAGGGCGATCAGCGAGGTGTACAGCGCGCGGTCGGCCGCATCGGTCAGGTCCAGCCCCTCCACCAGGGCGCGAAAGCCTTCCCGCGTCGCCGGCATGGTCAAGCCGAGCGCGGCGAACTGGTCCGACAGATTGCCGCTCAGGATGGCCATCTGCTCGTCACCGTCGTAGAACGCCTGGTAATAGCCGGCCAGCCCACTCTGCAACTGACCGAACCCGCCGGCCAGGTCGGCCAGGGCGGTGCCGGTGTCGATCACCTGCTGGTCCGTGGTGCCCAGCGTCATGCCCAGGTCGGCGAACGTGGCCTGCAGGTTGAGCGCGGCGCCGGCGTTTCCGATCTCCACCAGCAGATCATTGATGTCCCGCACCGACGCCGTCGCCGGGTCGAGCGAGTCGGCCATGGCATCCAGCGCCGGCGACAGGCCCTCCGCCATCTGGATACCGGCCAGGCGCACCCGGGGGAGGACGTCGGCGGCGAACTGCTCGATGCCCTTCTTCCCGTCCTTGGCGTAGCGGTCGTAGATCTCCAACACCGTCTCGCCGCCCAGCATCACCCTGGCGAAACCGCCGCTTGCCGTTTCCGCCTCGCGCTCGGCCGCGAACCCGAACTGGAGCGCGAAATCCTCGCCCAGCGTGCCGCCCAGGCTGGCCATGTCGGCGTTGAGCTGCTGCACCATGCTGATGCCGAGCTGCTCCACCGCGTCGGCGAACGGCGAGCTGTCGCCCATGTCCGCCAGCCAGTTCGGCAACTGGCCGCCCAGGTCGGCCCGGCCCAGGGTCGAGGTGTCGCCGCCCAGGCCGAACTGCATGCTGGTGCCCTGGTGCGGCGTGCCGCCGGTGCTGAACGCTGACACCAGGGCGCCAACGGCCAGGATGGCCGCGACCACCGGTCCCGCCGCAGCCGCGAAGTTCATCAGCCCGGACGCCGCGGTCGACAGGCTGCCGGACGTGAGCGATGCGCCAAGCGTGCCCCAGGTCTGGGCCGATGCCATGGCGGCGAAGCTCTCGCCGAGTCCGATGGCCGAACCGGCCATTCCGAGAGCGTTGCCGGCACCACCTCCACCACCGACGCCACCCGCACCGGCGGCATTCGCCCCGAACGCCTGCGTCGCAGCGGCCGAGCTCGCCGAAAAACTCGCGCCGATGATCCACTTCTTCAGCGTCATCTGGTACAGCCAGTCGAAGAAGATGTTCTTCGCCGTGTCCTTCAACCGCGTCCAGGCATCCTTGCCGCCGTCCATGATCGAGACGAAGGTATCGTGGGCGGTGCGTTCGATGTCCCGCCAGGTATCCGCCTGCTCGGCCACCTGCTCATTCAACCGGGCAAAGCCATCCTGCTTCGAGATGGCCGCCGCGAGCCGGGCCAGATAATCCTGGTACGCCTGGCTGGTGGCATCGATGCCAGCCTTCTCCAGGTTGCGCACCGCGATCGCCTTCGCCCGGGCCGTGTTCGACAGGCCCAGCAGCGACACCTCGAATTCCAGGTCTCTTGTGTATTCGTCGAGCGACGCAATGGCCTGGTTTTGGATTTCCAGCCGGCGCTCCTCCGCCTCGAAGGCATCGTCGAAGACGGCATTCAGGCTGGCCTGGGCCTGCACCGCCGCCGCGACCCTGGACGCCTCCGCCTGGGCCAGCGTCTCCTGCTGCGTCGCCGCCAGGTGGTTCGCCTCCATGGCGGCCCACTCGGCTTCGGTGTATCCAGTTATGGACTTCTCCAGGGCCTCGATAGCCTCGGCGTACTGGACGGCACCGATCTTGTGGCTGGCGAAGGCCTTGGCCAGCAACGCCTCGTTTTGGGCGATCTCCTTCGCCTTCGCCGCCGACGTGTCCGCCAACAGATTGTCCAGGTCGGCCGACTCCTTCTTCGCCTTGGCCATGTCCGTAGTCGCCTTGGCGGCCTTGGCGGCCGATTGCGCCTTGTCTTCTGCCGCGGCCCGTTCCACCTTGGCGCCTGACAAGACCGCTTTTTCGTACCGGTCCAGTTCGGCCCGTTGCGCAGCGGCATACGATGCCGCTTGATCAAGCGTCTTCTTCGCCATTCCGAACTGTGCCGTCATGGCATAACCAACCGCGGTAGAACTGGACACCAGGTCGTTGGCGAGCACCCTGAACACGAAGGAAATATTGGCGCCAAGGACAGAGATAGCCTGCGCGACATTAGCGAATGCGGTGTACGCGGCGTTCATTTCACCGACCGCCTTGGCGTGCTCTACCTCCGTCGGAGTCGCCAATGCGATGACCCGGCGAAGCTCCTCCACGGCACTGGTTGCCGTTGTCACAGTATCGAATATCAGCCCGCCGGTATTCGCACTGCTCACGGCACGGAACAATCCATCCCAGGTATCGGCCAGGTTGCTCAAGGCCCCATCCAGCGTCTTCGCACGTTCGGCCATGGCCCCGGCGAACTCCACCTCGCCGATCTTGCGCAGGTAACCGGAAATCTCCTCCGCGTTGTTCTTGACCGTGGTGGACACCCCCTGGAAGGTGAAGGTGACCCTGTCGCCCTCCGCATTGGCCCGGATGCCGAACTCCTTCAACCGCTCGAATTCTCCGGTTGCCGCGTCGGCCACAGCCTCGATCATCTGGTTCAGGCTCTTCCCCATGGCCGATGCGGTATTTCCGTAGCTGGTCAACGCCGCCTGGCTGGCGTCCAGGCCGAGCGCCTTCATCTTCACGAAAGCTGACGTCACGTCGTTGAGTTGGTATGGCGTCGTCGAGGCGAATTCAGTAATCCACTCGAATTCCCGAGCCGCGTTGGCTGAACTTCCCGTCACCGTGACGAGGCTGGAGTTCAGGACATCGAACTCCCGCTGGACCGAAACCAACTTGCCGATTACCGCCGCGGCAGAAAATCCAACACCTACGCTAGCCAGGGCATCCCGAAGGAAATTAGACACCTTGGTGAACTGAATCACCCGGCCCTCGGCCTGCTTCGTCGCATTCGCTGCCCGGTCCATCTCCAGGCTGGTTCGGCGCAACTCCTGCTGCACGTGCTGCTGCTTGTCGGCCATGTCAACCGAGCTGCTGCCGAACTTCCCAACCGACAGACGCACCATGTCAGTCGCATCGGAATAGGTGCCCAGCGTCCTGGCCACCGCCTCCACCCTGGTGGCCGACTCCCTTGCCGCCGACGAGGCCCCCATCATCGCCGCGTCAAACGAGTGTGTCTTGTTCGCAGCCGCAGCCGCCTCGGACTGGAAGTCTCGCATTCCAGAACCGAGTCGGTTCAGTTGCGCATTCGCGTCCTTCACGCCGGCATTCAACCCGGACACGTCGGCGGTGATATCGATGCGGACTTGCTTGTCGTCGGCCATGGCGAGGCGGAATGGTGGAATCTCCGACCATCATCGCCATCCGAGCGGACAAAAAAAGGGCGACCCATGGCCGCCCTTCTCCAAGCGATGAACGCTACTTCGCCCGGCCTATCAACATCTTCGGCTTGGGCACCTCGCGGACTACGGGGTCCAGCCTGCCGGCCGCGATGGCCGCCCTTACTTCGTCCCCGAACGCATCCATCAGCGCCCTGAACAGCACGCCCTTGCCCAGCCTCATGGTGCTGTCTGCTGGCAAGGGTTCACCTTCTGCCGGGCTAAAACTGCCGGTAACCAGCGGTGAAACCGACCCCGAAGCCGGCGCCG